TTGGAGTAATCTCCTGTACCAAAATTCTTAAAGAGTAGTAATAATACTTGTTGACGTAAATCTAATTGCGCTTCGGTGAGAGTACTTGACATTAAATTAAACCTAGAGAACCGGCAGTAATACCAATAGACATCATCATACCAAACTCTATTAGACCGTGCAAGTCTACCGGCACACTTATTAATGTGGTTGCAAATATAGACATTTTAAGCCCCAGCAGGAACAGGAACAGGAACAGGTTCACTAATTCTTATACCCTTACCACCACTAAAATCATCATCGTCATCATCATTGAATCCACCACCAGCGGCAAAATAAAATCCCAATAATATAAGTACAGGTATAAAAGGAAAAATCAATGCCCAAACTGGTGATACTGTTTCTGTTGCGAGTTGAAGTTCGCCCATTTATTTTGATTCTGTAATAAGTTACGGGTAATTATTTAGTTTTGTTAAGTTTTAGAATAAGAATATTCCTTGAGATTGAAAGAAGATATGTACCGCAGGATTATGAAGATACTGGTGATAGAATTCTAACCCAATCATCACTACAACCCATGTGATCCCAATATCACTAAGAGCCCATAACAGATTGCTGTTAGGACTCTTTAAGGTAGAGGTTGTCATTAAAAGATTCCGGGGATTATTTGACCCGTTGTTACATAAGCACCAATAGCTGCCCAGAAACCAATCATTGCCCAACGTCCGTTAGTTAGTTCGGCATTCTTACTCTGATCAATTTCAATAACTTCTACACGAGGTTCAGAAGAAAACATATTCTGGCGACCACCATCTTCGGTAGTAACAGTAGCGGAAGAATTAGTCATTGTTTGTTAAGAAACATAACATAATTATATAGCAATTATTAATCCTTGTCTAGGGGTTTATACTCATTCCCTCACCAATCATCTTCATCTTGTGTGTTCATTTCTACCCACTCAGCATTATTTCTACAATATGCATTCGCATCTATCTGCATATGTAAATGAGCAGCCGTGTGAAGACCTTCTATAAATGCAAACATCCCTATACACATCACTGGCATTAACCAAAGAGGATGTCCTAATACTTCTACAGTTTTTTTCATGATGGTATTTTAGCACAAAAAAAAGAGGACCGTAAAGGTCCTCTTGTAGTTATATGGTTTTACTGATCAGATCAGAAGGTGTACTTAACACCAACCTTACCACCGAAGTCGATGATGTCGTCACCAGAAGAATCTTCTCCAGTGATACCGGAGATTTCTCCGTAAACATCAGCAGATTCAGCAACAGCAACAGAAACTCCAACCTTACCTGAAATTTCAGTTATGGTGTCGTCAGTTGAGTCAGTGTGAACGAATCCAGGACCACCCTGAATGTAGTAAGCAACCTTACCATCTTCTGTTCCGCCGTCGAAACCGAAGTGAAGGTCAGTTGTAGCAGTTGTATATTCGCCGTCTGGGTAGGAAGCATTAGCTTCTACGTTAACGTAAGGACCTGCAAAAGCAGATGCAGCGAAGAAAGGAGCAGCAGCAACAGCTGCTATAAGAGGTTTAAACATTTTTTTAGATAGTGTCTCGCACGCATTAAAAAAGCCTGCGGATGATAGAACCCTCGACTGAGTTCATGTTACATTCTACGCAGGGGTACGATTATTTCGGGCCCGTTGTTATGTAAAGTTATTTATACAGGTGTCACACTTCACAATGTGACAATTTAAGTATACTACAGTTCGGTTTTCCTGTCAACACTACTCCTGGGGTTTCTCTTCTTGTTGAGCAGCCTGTGCAGCACTATTCTCAGTTACTCTTCCAAGATAAGGGTTTAAATCCATCAATTCTTCTATACCAAAATTAGATCCCTGCGTCATCCAAAAATTTCTAATAGCTTCACGATTACCATGATGGAATACTCCAATATGTTCTGGATGAATAGTAGATCCTAACTCAATTTTATAATTAAAGAGAGGTATGGAATAAGTATTACCTGAATTATAAAGTAAATCATCTGCTACGGGACGTGGACGCACTCCATTATCTAACTTAAACTTATCTCCACGACAATGCAACCTCATCATCTTCTCTGCATGATGCCGGGTAATAACATAACAAGCAGTTGAAAAATTATTTACAAATCTCTTATGAATTTTAACATGAAGATCTCCAGTGCAAATGATTGCCATCTGAACCACATCCCAATCGTAGGGGAAGTGGGCATAGAAATCTTCCCAAGTAAAATTCCAACACTGTGCTAAATCTAAATCACAATCGTCTTCCATCATGATTGCATAGGGACTATCAGAAGTCTCCATCCAATGCTTAATTGCTTTAAGATGAGAAGTAGTACATCCAATCTCACCTCCCGTCATATTATCAGGATATCTTCCCTTTAAAATATCACTTAAATCATCATCTCTACCATCATATGCAGAAATGCGATGATAATTTTTTATCTCCCAATACTTAAATTGTTCTTCCATATACTTCCAACGCTCTGGTTGTGCATCCAGATTGATACAATATATGGGACCAAAACCTCTTAACTTAAAAGCAGCCTTATTCTTATCTCTAGGAACTACAATCTCAATCGGAGGAGGAGGAGATAACTCCTGGTCCTCCATGTCTATTGTCTCACTTAATTTTACCATCGATAACCTTTTCTATGTTTGGCAAATAATAATCTGCTAATATTGTAGACCATTCAAACTGTTTTGCATAGTCTAAAATTTCTTGTCTATTATTAATAGAATATTCTCTATTCTTATTAATCAGATGTTCGACATATTTAGTCTGAAAAATCTGCTTTTCAGGAATTACTGTAATGAATTCTCTATTTAGATCTAAATTAGCAGTTGCCCATTCAGAAACTACTACACCAAGTCCAGCAGCAAAGGCTTCCATACAAACTAGTGGATGTGCCTCACCATCACTAAGTAATACAAGATTACCATAGTCAGTCAAACCATCAAAGAGAACTTCCTTCTTCCACTCACCTAGATAATTTTTAGTTTGATCAAACCTATCCTCTGCAATATTACCTGCATAATATAATGATTTAATATTTTGGAAAAGATATTGTCTCTTTCTATGATCTATCTTAGCCAAATAGATACTAGATTCTGAATGTTTAGGATCATCAGTAACTCTAAAATTCTTTGACATAACCCCATTAGGATTAAGAAAAAGTTTGTGTGAAGGAATGTCTGCAAGGTATTGATAGATTTCATTAACAGTATCCGAAAGACCAAATACCACTGGTTGAATAAGAGAAAACATATCAAACACTCTCTCTTTGTATGGTCCCATCATATCCTGACGATCCATATCCAAGTATGCAAAGTGAGTTGTACATGCACAAGGATATGTAATATGAGGATAGAGTGGAATCCAATCATCATAATTGATATGCACAAAATCAGGACCAAATTCATGCATCAAATGAAGCATTTTATTAGGGTCAGGATCATTTAAAATTTGCACCTTATGTCCCATCTCTTCAAGGGATAACTTCATATCCCATATCAAAGACTCAACTGCTCCCCATCCTGGAGGAGGAATAGGAAGAGGTGGTCCAACAATACTAATTCGCATTGCTTCTTGGCTCCATCTTCTCTATGTTCTCAGCATAGAGTTTAACAAGACCTTCCCAAGAGAAGTTATCAATCGCAAACTCACGTATCTCATCTCTTCTTCCTAGCGATGCTTCACGATTCTCCTGTATCTTCTCCTCAATGTAAGGAATGTCTTCCAACTTATCATCAGGAACTACTGTAACGTAAGGAAGGTCTGGTAAATCATGTGCAGCATACTTAGATATAACCACACCCAATCCTAAGATCATTGCTTCCTTAACAACCAAAGGAGTTCCATTCTCACCATCAGACAGAAGAACTAAGTTAGCAAAGTCTCCAAGGTGTTCTCTCTTATATTCATCACTCCATTCACCAAGATAGTTTTTCTTAGGATCAAAAGGAGTCTGACTCATAATCCTACCAACATAATCAATAGAATCAATAGTCTGATAAATCCATTGCTTCTTACGATCATTAATCTGTGCGAGATATAATGAACGGTCTGGTAATACTGCTTCCTTATGATATGTAAATCTCTTATGGTTTGCTCCATTAGCAGAGAGAAGCAACTTACTTTCATCTGCTCCTGCTGCCTTAAAGCAATCCATATCCTTCTGGGATATACAGAAGATATAATAGTTCTTATTATTAATAATCCAATCAAACGTGCGATCATACCCATCCCTACGATGCATATGAGGTTGATCTATGTAAGGATAGTGACTACTCAATGCCAACTTAGGAATGCTTGTCTCAGCAGCAATACGATCCATTATAGGATGGAACACATCATAATGTAGATGAGCAAAATCAAATTGCTCTGCATTCAGATGCCCAATAATCTCATCCCAGTTAGGAGTATTGATAATAGTTCCTTCATGACCTAACTCATCCAACTCTAAGGCATAATCCCATATCAAACTTTCAACCGCACCCCAACCGTCAGGAGGAATGGGCATAATACCAGGTCCAATTAATGCAAGTCTCATTAGTATAATTCCTTATAAGCGTGAACAAGAGAGAAATCTGTTTCCCTAAAGTTAGGTGTCTTCCAAACCTCAGTCAGATTAGTGTTGATTGAATAGTCTTTACCTAACATAAAATAGCATATTTGCATGTAAAGGTCCAGCCACCCAAACCTAAAGTCAAGATGCTTTAGGATAAATTCAAATTCATAATCCATAAAATCATAAATGGTATGATAATTATCTAAGAAAGTATCAATATTATAAACACTTCCTCCTCCAGCACCATACCAATCTACATTAGGTTTAGCACCATACTTTGCTACAAGAAACTGTAGAAGTTCTGGAGTAATCTTATTACCAGGAACATCAAACCCTGCAATCTCCCACTCAGAAGGTATGACTACCTTATGTTGAGTAAGAACATCGTCCTCCATCATTATCATATGTGTCCCACCACCTGCTCTAACAAACCTTGCTGCCTCACGAACCATATGAATCCAATGAAGTGATTCATCTTTAGTAAATCCATATACCCCTGACTCATGACCCGTATTCCTACGTCCTATGTGCATATAAGAATGAACATAATTACAGTTATATTTTTCTGCTACATCACTATAGTCTGAACCACCATCACCACACAGAGTATAAGGTGCATCTGGATGGAACTTCCTAAACTCTTGGAGTATAAACTCTGTTGCCTTTTTGTTTTCATATACTGTATGAAAACAACCAAATTTTGCGTTCATGAATCTTTGAGATAATGGGGATGGATGTCATCACGATACAACCAGAACCAGTGAGGTTCTCCTTGAGGAGTAGGTTGAACGTCTGGAGTCATGTCTTGGAAATCATAACTGAAAGGAGGGTTATAGAAACTATAAACAGATGGATCTTTCATACCCACCCATTTCTCAAAGTTCATTCTCTCAATAGGTCCAAAGTCTTCCTTCTCCCTATGGAATGCATCCTTAGTAGGATGTTGAAGAGTAGCAATATAATCTGCTCGTGCCCACCAAAAATTACCACTCATATGTGGCCATGGATCTAAGCAGTAATTAACACCGGATACCTGATAACTATCTAATTTATCTAGGTTCTCTTTCCACTTATCAATACACCCCCATTCCATGAGGTGTCTCCAACTATTCACTGCACGAACCTTACGATCAGAATATTGATCTCTCACACCACAGAAATGACTCATACCTTTAGTATGAAAATACATCACCTTATGAGCACGTTCATTCACACAATCTTCATAGAGATGCTTTAAACAAAACCCTTCATATTCTCCATCACCATCTCTACAACCAATAATATTAATCCAATCATAAAGAGAAACAAATTGCTTAACCCTAGATGCCTGTGCTCCATTAATAGTGCACTTTACCGTAGCAACCTCAGGAAGACCTGATGCATATAATCTTTTGATCTGATCGTCCACCATGATCTTCCAGAGATCGCTGTCAGGTGGAGTCCAAATATGATAATAAACTGTTGTCTTCATACCTACCACTCGTTGTTATCCAGTTGCGAATTATCCTTAGCAAGATGCATCATCTTATTAGCAAAATCACAATACTGTGCGAACATCTCAGGATAAGAATACCCTGGAGGAAGAGTACGGGTCTCCTCACGATGAGTTAAGAACCATTTATTCATATAACTCTCCTCATAGAATCTTGCTTGAACATCTTTAGATACATCTTCCTTGGTCCAATCATCAATCTGTCTCATCATATCAAAGATATAAGGTATCTTACCTCCCCATAAACATCCCTGATGATAGATTGTCATATCCATAATACTATCATCAATACAAGCATTTGACAATGGATTTGTATCATATGCTCCTGGATGTTTATTATGTGGTTGGAATCCTACATGATGACAGGGATGGTGAACTCCAAAATACTTTTTAGAATCATCAAAGAACTCTTCATATTGTATATCCTCCCATGCATAAAGATCTGCATCTACTGAGACCAACCAGTCATAATCAGAGACCTTATCCTCCAGATTCAACATCTCTTCAAAAGTTTTATTGTAAGTGGTAGGAAATCCATAGTGAGGAATCTCCATCTTAGTAACGTTATCAGGAGTACCTTCTAGTTCTCCATCAGTAAAGACAAAGTAATGCTTCTCTACACCAGGTATAAAATACTTTTCCAATCTCCCATACCATTGAGGAAGAAAGTCAAGATAAGTCTGTGTTCCCCAAAAGGTTACTGCTATCTTCATTACAATTGATTCTCCGGTTTCCAATCAAACACGCTCTTAGCCTTGAAAGGTTGAACATTAATAAAGGATCTCTCTGCTTTTTGATCTATCTTCAAATTTAATGCTCCCTTCTTAGATACCTTATTAATCATATCACCAATAGAAAGAGATTGATCACCCACTAAAAACATCTCATGATCCTTATCTAAATCAATATCAATTGATTTAATTAGAAGATTAACAAAGTCATCAATATGAATCAAATCAACATAAGTATCCAAATTAGCATAGATATCTACTACCTCATCAGTACCTACAGAATTTAAAAGTTTATCAACTAAACCATTAATTCTTTCACTCTTAACATCACCACCCCAAATATTAGAAGTCCTCAATACAACTGTCTTACATTTTAAAGTATCTAGATACTGCTCTACATGGTATTTACTCCATCCATAGATGGTACGTGGAGTAGGCTTTTCCAATCCAGAACAAAACATACCACTATGATTCTGATGCATATCACCTGCACTAGAAACAAAAATTATCTTGCCATCAGGATTCTTATCCACATAATAATTAAACAATTTCTGACTATTCCATATGTCATCCTTTACCTTCACACCATCCGTATCGCGAGTAGTAGAAGACCAGGCCAAATGCACTAAACAAGATTTCTTATTAACATCAAACAGATCAGGTACATTATCCCGGTAACTAATAGTTCTAATCTTTCTATTACAAAGTTCTTGAAACCGACGACCAACCATTCCATGAGAACCGGTAAGATATATCATTTAATTATCACCCACTCATCAGGAAGTAGATCAGAAGTATCGTGATGGGCATTCTCAGGACCAAACCATTTCTCAGGAGCACACACAACCTTATCTACTGCTTTAGATAACCATGCACCCCACCAAGAATAAGAACTATTAGCAATAATAAAATCAGAACACAAGCTCATTAAACAAAGGTCAGTATAACTATCACTACCCTCTGATACTAAGAATCTATCTTCAGCAAATAACTTCTGTTCCTTACACCATTGAGAATCATCCGAAAATATAAGTACTGTTCTATCATCATCAAACTTCTTCAACGCAGATGCATAATAATCCAGTCCAAGATTATTATGATAAGCAGAATTCCTTAAGTAATCACCTCTTCTAATATGTAAAGCAATAGGAGTATCAACTGTACTCATTTTATGTTTACATGGTATTGCAATCTCATTCTTAAATGTGAAGTCCTGACGGATTTCATGTTCTATATGCTTAAAATATTTCTCACTCTGAAAATATCCATGAAGAGTTACATTATCTTGACAAGTATTAAATAAAACCTCATTAAACTTAAACTCTCCTTCTGTACGAGTCCTGTCTATAACACTAACATCATGAGGATTGTCTCCTCCAATCATCCCAATATTAGATTGAGTAAGATTTGACATCACAAAAGGATTAAACAATTCAATCCTTAATTTATTTCCCAAAGAATCTACAAATACTTCATCATGATATGGAATACGAAAATCTACTCCTCTATTCCGTGCAATACCACGCAATGAAGCATACTGAAACATCTGATTACCCAGTTGCCCCAACTTCCCCAGATAATTAAAGCCTATCATACTTATACCAAATAATAGTTTTTGTCAATCCCTCTTCAAGAGTATGCTGGGGACGAAAAGCTAATGCATTCTTAATTTTAGCATTATCAATCGCGTATCGCAAGTCATGTCCTGGACGATCATCCACATACTCAATAAGATCCTCACTAGCACCCATCACTTTAATAATAGTCTTTACCAAATCAATATTCTTCACTTCACATTCGCCACCAATATTATATTTCTGACCTACTCCACCACCATAGAAAACATTTAAGATACCTTCACAATGATCCTCAACATAAATCCAATCCCTAATGTTCTTACCTCTACCATAGACAGGTATCTTCTTCCCCTCCATAATATTAGTAATCGTTTTAGGAATTAACTTTTCCCTATGCTGACGAGGACCATAGTTGTTGGAACAATTAGTAATTACAGTGGGAAGACCATAAGTATTATGAAATGCTGTGACAAAGTGATCACTCGCTGCCTTCGATGCTGAGTAAGGGTTCTGAGGATCATAAGGTGTCTCCTCAGTGAAAGGGGGATCATTATACCCCAAAGAACCATAGACCTCATCTGTGGAGATGTGGTGGAACTTCTCTACATCATACTTAACCGCAAGGTTTAAGAGATTAACTGTTCCAATAACATTAGTATTAACAAAAGGATTTACATCTTTAATTGAATTATCTACATGAGTTTCAGCAGCAAAATGAAATATAAATCTTGGTCTATATTGAGCAAACAATTTAGCTAACCCATATTCATCAGCAAGATCAATCCCCTTCACAGGGAATCTTAAATCATATAGATTCTCCATGTTTCCTGCATAAGTTAACTTATCCAGGATAATAATATCATCAAAACCTTTCCGTGCCAGATAATGAGCAAAGTTACTTCCAATAAATCCGGCAGCCCCTGTTATGAATATCATACTTCTGCTAGGAACTCATCTACCCTTTCTCTGGTAGCCATATAGGAACTAAGAGCTTTATCATCAATCAATAAATCATAACTAAGTTTTCCCATAACCAATCTATGGAATTTAACTTTCCATTCAATCAAATGACTATGAGTTAAATCATAAAGATTTTCATATACCAAATTCACATCACCCTTATAGATACCCATACCTCGTGCAGTATAGATTATAATTTTATTTCCCTTGTCATAATATTCATTGACAAGTTCAACCCCCGCTTCAATGGGTTCGCAATGGTAATACTTATCCACCCCCAATTCATCGTATTGTGAATGATGCCAGCAAATGACATCATCCAGATCGAAAGCTATGGTTTTCATATGCCGTTAATGATTTCTATGAGTCCATTACACCGGTTCATATATGTATGATCCCGCTTAACAACTTCCCATAGATGTCGTGACCTTTCCTTATCATACTGGTGCTCTACACCAAGATCAAAGATTTCTTGTGCAGTCTCGCCACATAGAACTTCCTTATCAATAAAGTCCTTCACATAAGCAGCATCAGCAACAACAGGACACCCATAACTAATTGCCTTCATAATCCTACAGGAAACATAAAGATTATCTTTCTGCTCTTGTGGTCTGAAGTCAGGAACAAAGAATGACTTCTGCATCAACTCAATATTAGCAGTCTCATCTACTGCCTTATCTGCTGATGGCACATGAACCTTCTCTGCATCATAATGATTGAAGGTAATATCATTCTCCTTAACAATCTCAATGAATTGTTGATGAAGTGGATCTACACCCTCTCTAGGAGCATGAATAGTTCCAATGAAATTATAGGCATTATCCCTCTTAATATCAAGGTCAGACTCTTCCATCTCTTCTGGCCAAATGTTTGTTGCCAGTGAGAAATAGACTACCTCATATGGATCTTCTGGAGTCTTGTCATAGATAACACCTTTATCTACCTCAATAAATCTTTCACCATCAGGTTCTGGTCTCCTGTACTCAGGGACCCTCATGTTAATGAGACGACTTACATTACCAAGATACTTGTTCAGGTTAGTAAATCTATCCCAGGAAATATAAATTCCATCATCCATCACAGGACAATAATGATCACTCCTTGACTGATTATCAATTACAAAAACTGCATTCTTATAATCAAATTCTTGCTGTGTAGGATACTCCCTATCATCAAACCAATAAACATCATACCCTAGCTTTTGGAATGTCCTATAAAGACATACCAAATAGTAAGATGCTGTGTCAGTATAATGCTTATGACCCCACAGAATAATTTTACGCATACTCTTATTAAAGGTTTCCCATATTCTAATGCGTATTATTTAACCTGTCAAGGATTACCTGTTTAAAGGTATCTTTCCTTTACTTATCTGTTCTCTCCAGTGATTTAAAAGATCTAAAAGTGTTTGTCTTACGGGAATTTCTGGCTTCCAATCAATCGTATTCCTGATCTTTGTGTTATCAAACATCTGATAGTCTGCATCAATAGGTCTCAATCTATTAGGATCTAACTCTACCTTAATATCAATCTCACTAAACCCTAGAAGTATATCAACTACCTCAGTTAATTTAAATGCCTCTTCTCCAGCAATATTAAAATACTCTCCTGGTGTTACATCTGCATTCATTAATAACCAGTATGCTCTCACAGCATCTCTACAGTCCTGGAAAGTTCTAGTGCAATCTAGATTGCCAACATAGATAACTGGTTCTTGATGTCCTGCTTCTATCAATGCTATCTGTTTAGCTACTGTACTCTCAAAAAACACATCACTTCTACGTGGTCCAGTATGAGTTCCCATACGAGTCATGAATGTTTTTATACCATATGCCTCACCATAAAACCTTCCCAGGTAATCAGTTCCTATCTTGCTTATACTATAAGGACTAGCGCCATGAAGAGGTGTGTCTTCCTTTAAGGTCACACCAGTAGGAGCACGTCCATACACCTCACTAGAAGAGCATATATGGACCACTGGATCATACTGCGGAACCTGACGAATTGCTTCTAATAAATGAGCAGTCCCTATAATATTAGTTTGTAACGTCTCTATCGGAATATTAAATGAAGTCTGAGGATAAGACTGTGCTGCTAGGTGTGAAATATAATCAGGTCTTACTTCATCTATCATCCTTGTGATAGACATTGCATCATTCAAATCTGCATAGTAAAGAGAAATGCGATCCTTCTTATTAATACGATCAGTTAAATGATAAAGATTATCCTGGGGTTCTTGCCACCGCATCATACCTACTACATCATGGTCTGTATTCTCTAAGATATAATCAGCCAGTTGAGATCCAACCTGTCCTGTTATACCTGTAATAAGTACCTTCATTTAAATCCTTTACCTTTAGAATCTTTAGATCTACCTCTAAAAATATCTGGGGTATCCTGATCTTGAATAATACTAGTATCCAAACTTACATTCCCAGCAATAGATATTCTCTCTTCATCACAATTATAAAAAGGATATACCTGATGCTTTAACTCAGAAGGAAAGAATATCATAGTACCCTCCACCTTAGGAGACATTTCATATGAATAATTACGAATGCTTCCTAACATATCTGTATATTGGAAATCAAAAACAGAAATCTTATGGGAATTAGAATTTAAACTAATAGGATTTTTATTCTGTTCAAAATGATTAGTAGGAATTTTCATCCAAATTGCAAAGCTATAAATCCCAGTATGATCATGTAAAGGATTAAACTCATTCTCCTTTTGATAATTGACCCATAATTTTGATAGAAAATAAGGATGTCTTGCATTAATAGGGAGAGCATTCCCAAGATTATAAAAGTGTTTATTATATTCACTTAGAAATGAATAAACAATATTATGAAAAAACCAATCATCCTTATCAGTTAATTGATAACTACCTAATATATTACCAGCAAGATTTTGTTTCTCACTTCCCTTCTTATTCTCAACACACTTCCACAAATATTCAATTGCATTTTCAGGTAGCTTACTTTCTAACCACCCACAACTAGGTGGAGTTATTGCTTTAATATCCATCCACAAACTCCAAAGTTGCCGCATCCCCAATAGAACGTGCCGGTCTACCCAATACTTTCTCTAAAACGTTAGATCTCATAGAAACTATTGCAGGTCGGTCCTGATAGAATTTATCTCCGGGAGAAATTACCTTTGTTTTAAGATTAGTTAAGACAGTATCTTTAAGTATGTTAGCAAACTCAACTCTTGATAAAGTTTCTGGTCCTCCACAATTAATAACCTTCTCTTCACAAACATCCCAGTTATTGAACAAAGAAATAATAGCATCAACAGTATCATCTCGATGAACTACTGACCTTGAAAAAGGATCAAAGATCTCTGCAGTTGACCCTTCCCTTACACACATTCTTAAATACCTAGCGAATCTATCATCTTTAAAGAAATTATAAGACAGTCTCAATGCTTTGAATAAAGGATAATCTAAAAATCTCTTTTCAATAACCCCCTTCATCTCTGCATAAGCACCTTTAGGATCGGTATCCTGCTCTTCATCAAACTCGCCAAGAACATTTCCATACACTGCATCACTAGAAAGAAATATAACTTTACATCCACGTTTCAATGCTTCATAGATAAAGTCTCCTGTTGAAATAACATTAACCCGTAAAGCAACCTCAAACTGATCTGCACACACAGAAGGTTCAGATATAGCGGCACAGAATGCCACCGTATCTCCCATCTTTAAAGTATCATAATCATATCTAAAACAATCATCGGCCAAATTTAAACAATAATATCCACTATCTACAGTGAATAGATGCGTTCTAGCAGGTGATACTACCTTTCTTATATCATATTTTCCTTCAGTCTTTTCTACTAATCTACTGCCAATGTTTCCTTTTGCACCGATAATGTGGAGGGTAGCCATGTTTTAAATTTCTCTAATCGTTCAGGTGTGCCAATGTCAAATCGTTCTGTATCTAGAACCTTATAAGATAAATCCATATCAGGAAGTATATCATATTCCATACTTAACGGCAATCTTATTGGTATGTTTAAATCCTTTTTATAAAATTTGTAAATACCAAGACTTACTAATTCTCTTCCAAAGGCATCAGGATTCTTCTCTACATACGATTCAACCTTCCCATTCTTTCCTCTTATATATCCAACATCTGGCGTTACATCCTCTTCCGTAACAAATAATGTAGAAGTATTACAATCTAAATTCAATTCTCCTGAAAAGAAGGTATCTCCATTCATTACATAAAAGGATTCTGGTATATCAACTTTACATAAAAATCCTGCTGTTCCAGATGGTTCTCCCTCATTAAAAACATCAATTCCCAAACTCTTATACTGACTAAAATGTTCATAGTTAAGATGAGAACATACCAAAGTAATATCAAATCCCTTTAAATTGTTAATTACATAATCTAGAAAAGGATTGTTATGAACATCAACTAATGGTTTAGGCATTCCCTTAGTAATAGAAGCAAGACGGGTTCCTCTCCCTCCTACTAAAAGATATATCTTAATCCCCTGGGATAACTCTGTTACTATCATGCTCAAAATGCTGGGTGGAAAATTCAAATAAGTCTGTATCTTCTAAGGCAAACATCTGGTGTCTCAATCCCCTATTGATATGGAACTTATCACCACGATTAAGAACAATTTCTTTTGCTTTTTCTATGTCATCCTCATCAGAGTATTTTAACAGAATTTTTCCTTCCTGTAAATAAAAAGTTTCATCCTTTAATGTATGATAATGCCATGAACATTTCTTACCCTTTATTATATGCAGCAATTTACCACAATACTCTTCCTTGTTTACAATCCATTTTTCATATCCCCATCCTTTAGGATGAATTTCTATTGCCTCCATACATCCACTCCGTGCTTCACAAATTTAAAAGGAACTACTCTCCCCTGCTCCCTTTCCTTTAATGCTGTGATAAGTTCATGTCTCTTTTCAAATTCAGTAAAGAGAACCATATGACCTCCACCACCTGCTCCAGAAATCTTAGCAGCGGTTGCACCGTTACTCAATGCATAATCATAAGTATCTATAAGCTCCGGCGAAGCAACCTTTTCATTAGTCTCCAACTTCATTTTCCAATAAGTATTCATCAACGCAGATATCTTTTCAAAATCTCCTGTCAATAAAGCATTCTTATATTCTATACATGCTTCTTTAATCTTATGAGTGGCATCAATAACTTTCTCATTACCTACTAGATTCTTAGCAGTATTCTCAATGACTCTAGAATCTTTACGTGGCTTACCAACATAATAAAGTACAGTATTTAACTCCATCATATTTTGAGTTTTATAATTTAACCTCAATGGATTAACAACCGTTCTTCCATCCTTTAAACATTCAATATAATTAAACCCACCAAATGCTGCTGCAAATTGGTCCTGCTTTCCCCCAGGAAGATCACATATCTTTCTCTCAATCTCAATAGCATCTTCTGCAATATCATATTCCCCCACAGGAAGACCATAATACTCACAAATAGCAGCAACTAATGCCACTACAAGAGCACTAGAACTTCCTAATCCACTCCCAGGAGGCGCCTCAACATACGTAGTAATCTTAACAGGTTCTCTCTCTAACTTATAAGTAAGATATTGATAGGTATTAATAAGAAGTTTTAAAGGACTATCAGTATAAGCATACTCCATAAAGTCCTGACTATAAAAATCCTTACTCTCTTCTACTCCAAGATCAACACTCTTAAAGACCCAATGCGTCTCACGTCTACAACAGTTATAAGGTTCTATCTTACAATAAGCATACTGATCTATGGTTCCATTAAGAACTACACCACCATACTTTTTCCAATAAGGTTCAAGATCTGTTCCTCCTCCTGCTAATGCCATCCGAAGAGGTGCTTTTGCAAATACTGTTTTCATAATCAGAAATGAACTTGATAATCTGCGCCTACAGGATTGATAGAATTATTTCTTAAATGATGCTTAAGAATTAATTCATTACACCAATACCCATCTTCCTTATTGGACTGTCTTACCAATTGACCTAAGCAATTAAACAACCCACAATAAACATTCATAGCATTAGTAGATCCAAAGGCAAACCAATCCCCTATCATACCGTCAGGATGATCTGGATTGTGTTGATAATAAACATCAGAATCATCCTCAGGAGGATCATTAAATTTAATTGTGACATGAGGACCATAATCCATTCGATTACGAATCACATAATCATAATGGGTATTACTCTCTGTAGCATATCTTTCCTTTACTATATTTGACATCATAATACTATACCACATACAGTGAGTAGTATTATCAAGATATCCAGTAGCCTTTTCTAGTGGATCATCACCAGGTATTTCTAAAGCCCAGGTATGTGCTTTCTCAAAAGTCTTTTGGGGATATTCAAAATGCCTATTCCATGTCTTAGGTTTTTCTATCAACATTGCTTTAGGTTGATAGAGTTGAGATATCTTTTCTAATGCATGAGGATCTAATTGATGGCCTTCTCGACCAGGAATAACAGACTCAGTACTTAAATTATCTGGATCAAACCAAGTATGAACAAACACATCCACATCATTATGATCTAAAAGTGCTGCCTTCAGTTTCTGATAACCAACTTCAATTACTCTGGGTTGCCCAGATAAACATAATGCTACTTTCATAATTCCTCCATACTATACTTTATAAAAGGTGTATTCCAAAAACAACTCTTCACCTTTATGAATAGGTTTAAGAGTCTTCATAAAATATTTGTCCTCCTCACACCATTTTACACAATTAGGATCCTCACTATGGTTTATAAAACCACCTAAAGGAGTTCTATAAATTACTTCATCCACAATTAAATGAGACATACCCAAAACCATACCAGCTGGTATATCTTCCTTTGCAAAAATTCCCTGACCAGCAATAGGACTATCTTTAATATGCAATCTACTAGGCAATGCCTGATACATTATCGAATCTTCCCCACATAATCGCTACAAATACCATAACAATCATACTCTTTAACATCTTCTGGATTCTCTACCACAATAACAGTATCCTCCTTATAAGGTTTGCCAGAAGAAGCCCAAATTTGACCCTTACTAGTCAATGTATAATCATCTCCTTGATGCCAAAAATAATTATACCCACTTGTATTTGAGGCAAACTCATGAAGAGTAGTAAGATCTTTACAATGAATCCATAAATGTTCTAATTTACCTGCTAACCACCACCAATTAATCTCATATTTTGATTCATCATGGCCAAGATAAAATTTATCTTTCTCAACATTATACCGAACATCAATCTCTACATCATATCCATTCTCAATACACCACTCAATTTGTTGTGGGGTATTTTCTGTGGAAGGATTGGGGCCGTTAACATTACCCTTGTGTGCTATTAGTTTCATACTACGTATTTATCGGAAGGAATAGAAGGCCATCTTACTACAACAAGACTTACATCTGTTAAACATTCTACATCAGAAATCTCATTTTTACCATAGGTCCACAGGTCACCTGCCTTCAAATGTTTACCAGAGACCATTAATTCACCCTCAATAATATAGGTTAACTCAGTTGTAACCTTATGAGTATGACGCTGATGAGGGGATCCTTTCTTATGTTGATGGTGAGCTACCTCAAAGAAAGGATTCTTAAAGACGGATGGTTCAAAGTCTCCTACAAACCATCCACCCTTCATATCATTTATGTTGTAAATCTGCATACTCATGCTCCAAGAAATGGTGACGTTCAGAAGGTGTTCCCATAGACCAGAGATTCTCTATAGGATGAATAACAATCTTCATACCCTCCTCAATAAAAAGATTGTAAAGAGGAGCAACATAGAACTCATTCTTCACTCTAATATTCCTCTTAATCATCTCTGTCGCTAAACGAACAAAATCAGATCCTCTGGCAAAATGATACAACCCAGCATGGGCATAATTACTAATCACTTCTTTCTCTGCTGTACGTTTAACATATCCATCTCTACCTAATTCAGAATAACTATAAGCACTATTATCAGCATGGAAAGTTACTACCACACCATCAGCATCCTCATTAACTTTTGCTGGATCAAAATGAGGTTCAAAATACATGTCTAAAGTAGTAATAGTCAAAGGAAGATTGTTATCAATATAATCCTGAGCATAGAGACAAGAACAAACAGTTCCTTCAGTGTCCCTATCTACAATAATAATATCAATATCTTCACCAAATTTCTGACGAAGAACCTTATCCATTTGGTTATTAACTACAGTATCTTTACGAATAACAAAGATTAAATTACATTCATCTGTATTAATACAAGACAAACTCCAATCAATTATTTGCTTATGACCTACATCAATCAACTGTTTAGGAGTAGTAAATCCCTCATCCCTAAACCTTTGACCTTTACCCACCATAGGGATTAGCAGATTATATTTTTTCATAATAAATTCTCTTTCAAGAGATTGGTTGCAATGTTATGAGCCTTGACTACAGACTCCTTTAATTCATTTCCTTTAATCATAGATCTGATAAACCCTGAAGCAAAGTAATCACCTGCTCCTAAAACATTTATATCTGAGAGGAATAACTCTTCGGGTAAGGAATAATCATCCACAGTATCACCATCAGAAATAGAACTACCATGAGGGTCATGCATTATAACACATCCCTTAACCTTCTTACCAAGTTCAAGGATATCCATAAACAAATCCTCTTTAGCAATAAAAAGATAATCAAGATATTGAAGTTGATCAATACATCTCTCAGGATTCTCTTTTGTAATATCAGCAGATACAATCCCATTCAATTTAGAAATAAAAGTAGAATCACTTAACTGATTGATATAAGAGATATGATGCCAATCATCATCAGTAGGAGATGCAGGATTCTCTTTAACATTAAAAGAACATCTACCTACCCTATAATTATTTTCCTTATCTACCAACACCAATGCATGACCAATAGAGAGAGGTTGAATAGAAACATTCAACCCCTGTCCTTGTGAGACTAACCCTGACCACACATTAGCAATACCTCCAAGAGAAGGTGTCTCTTTGAAGTCGACTAATATTCTATCAACTGTAAGATGTCCGTATAGGGTAACACTTTTACACATTTATTTCATCGCAGCACTGGATGCTTCTGCCTTATCTAAGTCTGCAACATCTTTTTCTGATGCATCAACTACAATACCTTTACCAACCAAGAAATCATAAAGTTCTTGAACTACACCTTGACCACCCTTTGATTTAAGAAGATACAAACAATTCTGTCTAATAATTCTAGGTGAATCTGATGGAGCAAATGTCCAGAACAAAGTCTTGAACATAGAGAGATCAAAGTAATCATCTCCAACAAATGCCATATTCTCTTTCTTTACATTATAAGTTGCTTCAAGATGAGAAAGATATACTGATTTATCCAGTCCCAAATCTGACCCACGAGTACAATAGAAAGGAATATTTCTTTGATGTGCCATCTCAGAATTCCAATTATCTCCAGAAAGCATAATCACCTGCACACCAGCAGCAATGAATCTTTTAATGGCTGTGAAATCTTTACAACGGAATCTCTTATATACTGGTTCATGTTTCTCCGTATATACCTTTGTTCCATCAGTAAGAACACCATCAATATCAAGAATCAGTAATTTAATCTTTGCTTTCTCACCTATACACTCACTTAATGTAGAGCTATAAGTTTCAGGATATTTGGACATAATTTTAAATGGTTATAAAGAAATGTTAGCAGGGTTAAAAAGAAAAGTCAAGAATAAATCTTCTTACATTGTTGCCACTTAATCCACTCATAGGTTTTCTTAATCCCCTCTTCAAGGGTAAGAGAATAATCCCATCCAAGTTTCTCCCGAATTAAAGTATTATCAGAGTTACGACCACGCACACCTAATGGTCCTTTGATATGTATTTTCTCTACTTTCTTACCAGCAACCCGTGCAGCAGTATCTACTAACTCATTAATAGTAACCATCTCTTCAGAACCAATATTAACTGGTCCCATAAAGTCTGATTGCATTAATCGATAGGTTGCTTCGACGCATTCATCAACGAGCAAGAAGGAACGAGTTTGTAGGCCATCTCCCCACACCTCGATGGATCCACCCTCCGGCGGGAGTTCAGCCACTTTGCGGCATATTGCTGCTGGAGCCTTCTCTCTTCCACCCTCCCAGGTACCTTCGGGACCAAAGATATTGTGATACCTAGCAATACACACAGGAATGCTATGATTCCGGTTGTAAGTAAGATAGAGCCTTTCGCTGAATAATTTTTCCCATCCATATTCTGAATCCGGTGCTGCTGGGTATGCTGAATCCTCACGACAATTAGGATTATCTGGTTCTAGTTGATTGTGCTGTGGATACATGCAAGCAGAACTAGAATAAAATATCTTTGGTTGCTTCTTAGGATGATGTTCTGGTTCATAGTGATCCAATCTCTCATTCATTCTACGAACTTCATCAAGAACGTGAAGGTTAATAGACACTGAGTTGTGCATAATATCTGCATCATGCTCACCACTGAATACAAACCCTGCACCGCCCATATCAGCAGCAAACTGATAGATCTCATCAAAACAATCTACCATTTTATAAGGAATGTCATTATAAAAATTCCTATAAGGTCCCTTATATTCAAGGACTCTAGTAACAAACTCTACTGCCCGAAGATCACCAATCACAAATTCATGTGCTTGGGTCTCCGAAAATTCAGGTTCTTTTACATCAACACCACGTACCCAGTACCCTTTGTTTACAAGGTACTTGACCATGTGACTACCAATCATCCCACCAGCACCTAATACTAGGGCCGTCTTCTTGTATTCACTCATGTTCCATTCATTCCTATACTATGTATTGTACCTTAAAGACACAAAGATTTCAACCCCTCCTCAAAATTAATCTCTGGGCTAAACCCCAGACCCTTTAACTTATCCACATTAACAGAATAATTATATGCCTGTGCAATCTTATTAAACTTAGGAGTTTCTGCATAATTAAATTTACTATTACTTCCTAGATACTCTCTTGCCTTTTCCATAATGGTTTTAAAAGGTAAAGGATTCCCTGCTGCAATATTATAGATAGAGTTTATTTCTCCCTTCTCCATTACAAGTTTCATAGCACGACATATATCACTCACATGCATATAATCTCTTAGCTGCATACCATCATCATAAAGAAGAAGATCTTTATCTTCTGACATCAATCCAATTAAAAACTTAAGAACATTCTTCTGAGCAGAAACTGTTTTGTCATCACCATATACATTAGCAATCCTCATGATGCGATACTTCACATCAAATGTTTTACAATAAGAGATTAAAAGTTGCTCTGCACACCTTTTAGTAATGGAATAGAACCCTCCCGGTTCACATGGATCACCTTCTTTTGCATCAATAATATCTAACCCATAAACAAAACAACTACTTACAAAATTAAAAGTAAGATCCTCATCTTTACAGTGCTCCAACACATCCATAAGAACTGTTAGATTAGTATCTACATCCTTATGAAGATCCTGAAAAACATGATGATTAGTAGTGGTGCTGATAAAATAAATTATATCTTTTGACTCTGGTTTCCTTTGTTCCCGTGGGATCTTAATAACCTCATCAGGATATAGGTCACAGAAAGTGCCACCAATGAAACCAGTAGCACCATAAACAGAAAGTTTATTCATACTTATGACAATCCTTAAATGACTTACCCACTTGATCCTTAGCAGAAAGAATAGGATCACCAGGCCATTCTATTCCCAACTCTGAATCATTCCACATTAAAGTTTCCATTGACTCTGGATGATAATAATCTGTGCATTTATATTCAAACTCTGCATAATCACTAAGAGTATAAAATGCATGAGCAAATCCTATCGGAACCCATAGCATAACATTATTCTCACGTAGTTCAATACCAAATGATTTTCCAAAGGTAAGAGAACTCTTCCTAAGGTCCACAATAACATCATAAACAGCACCTTGAGTGCATCTAACCAACTTTCCTTGGGGGTGTTCAGTCTGATAATGAAGTCCTCTCAATACTCCCTTAGAGGATTTAGAATGATTGTCTTGAACGAAATCATCCAATGCTCCAGTAGCATCTCTAAACTTCTGAAGACTAAAAGATTCTAAAAAGAATCCTCTCTCGTCATCAAAACGAGGAGTAGTTAGGACATATGCATCCTTTAGATTAGTTTCCTTCGCTTTCATCAAAATACTTATTCAAAAGTTCAGGAGAATATTGCTCAACCCTTTCCTCTACCTTCTCCGCTCTCTTTGCTTTCTCAAGCTCATAGACTCGGTTTCTAAGTTCGGTAGAAGAATATTGATGCCTTCTCATATGGAAGTATAACTCAATTCCATTATCAATGCAATACTGCTTACCAGTAAAGTCTCTATCCTTATACTCTTCACTCAGAAATCTGATGTGAACAGTCTGGGTCTGAATCAAATTAAGCAAGTCTGCTTCTGTCTCATACACAAGAATCTCATCAACATATTTACAACCTTGTAATTGAACATAACGTTCATAAACAGATTGAGTAGGTTTATTCTTTACTCCTGGACGATCTATAGTAGGATCCACCTGCAGTGCAACTATCAAATAGTCACACAGCTGCTTCTCCATCTTCATCATTGTTACATGACCAGCATGAAATAAATCACAGGAACTACAATTAAATCCAATTTTCATAACAAAATATTACCTCACTCAATCTCAACTCTCAATTCTCTCTGGACTGCATCAACAAGTAGATTAACCTTTCTCTCAACTGCCTCAAACCTTTCAGGAGATATACCATTTTCAAAAATAGCTTTCTTCAACTCCTGAACTTGGTTTGCATCATCACCACTATCACACTTCTCATGTGCCTTTGCCTCTAATTTCTTTAAACGTGCTTCAACTTCAACGTCATACTGAGACATGGATGCACCACTAGAAGATTTACTAGATGTTCCCTTAAATGCCATGATTTTAAAATTAACTCCAGAGATATTTATATGGGCAAGGTTGGATTTGAACCAACGTAGGCAGAGCCAGTGGATTTACAGTCCACCTCCTTTAACCACTCGGACACTTACCCGATGCCATCTATAGGACTTGAACCTACGACCTGAGCGTTACTAGTGCCCTGCTCTACCAGACTGAGCTAAGATGGCGACGGGATAGAAGGGACTTGAACCCTCGACCTCCTGCGTGACAGGCAGGCGTTCTAACCAACTGAACTACTACCCCAAACTGGCGTGGCTGGGCTCGAACCAGCGACATTCTGATTAACAGTCAGACGCTACTACCAACTGAGCTACACGCCACCGTGTGATCCTTAACATAGCACGGAACCCCTTCAGGGTCAAGCCATTTGGTATATTCAAAATCCTCAATAGCAGTAGTGAGTTGCATACCATTATCACAAAGATACATATCTCTATATCTCTTTGTATAATAATCCTGCTTTTGAATACGAAAATCAGGGAACCCATTATCTAGAGTTCCACATTCCACATAACGGTATGGAGACCGTTCCATAATTACATTCATTTTACTTGTTCAGTGTTGTTAGAATTTACTCCAAGGTATATGCCCACAACAGGGATAGCCAAAATAGCAACTCTTGCAAACCCCGTCACGGCTAAAAAAATAAGAAGAGATTTGCTCACTGCACCTCAACAGATTGAAGATCTTCAGCAATACATTCTATTATAACTTCATAATCATACTCTGGATCTTCTCCAGATAGTTGTACTTGATCTTGATAGTATCGTTTAACTTTTTTATAAAGTTTTGGATTCTTTACATCCAAATATATTTCCTTGTTTGCTGCTGCACGTAGAGTGCTTAGATCTTTCTTGAACTTAGAAGTAAGTGTCATTACTTTGAATGGTTGACTTTAGGATTATAGGAAAAAAATTAAAAGAAGTCAAGGACCGTCATTATTATTCATACTATAAACATACTCATTCGAAGGAACGAGTACTGCACTGACCTCACCATCAGTCACAGCAATCTTCTCTCCCTTCTCCACTCTACGAATGATGTTTTCAGAATCATCCACAAACTCTTGAATTGTTAGAGTTTTCATTCTGCAACACTCGCAGCATAGTCTTTATCAAACTGATCCAATCCTTTATCTGTAAGAACATGGTTATACATACCCTCAAAAACTGATGGTGGCATAGTAACAATGTCAGCACCATACTCAAATGCTCTCCCTACATCCCTTACACCCCTCAAAGATGCTGCTAGAACCTCTGTCCTTGTTACCATATGCTCTCGATATACCTTAGCGATATCCTTTACAAGGCACAATCCACCAAATGAATTGTCATCTACTCTTCCTACAAAAGGTGACACATACTTAGCACCTGCTTTTGCAGCCAGTATTGCTTGCGCCTGAGAAAATATAAGGGTTACATTAACTTTAATACCTTCTACACTCAAGTTAGCACATGCAAGAAGACCCTCATAAGTACAGGGAACTTTAATCGTAGCACACTTACCAAACTTCTTATGCAATCTCTTACCTTCAGAAATCATATTCTCTGTACTACCTATAACCTCCATGCTAATATCGGTCAGTCCGATATCCTTAAACTCCTGATATACTTCTTCGTGCTTCCTCCCACTCTTTCTAATTAGGGAGGGGTTAGTGGTCAAACCATCAATAAGTCCAGTCTTCCAATGCTTACGAACGACATCTGTTTCAGCAGTGTCTAAAAAAATCTTCATAGTTTATCATGTGATCAGAGTTATATATACAAGTTTATCATACTCTTGAGATAATGACATCCCCACCATCATCTTCATCTTCCTCATCATCTTCTCCACCCAACTCTGCTCTCAATTCATCTATACGTGCTTGAAGATCTCTATACTCTTCAAGATCACACTCAGTCTTCTGTTGAAAATTAACACCCATCAACTCTGTACCAGGTTTTATACCAACCATCTCAGGATGCACAGGTTTTACTACCTCTGTAGTCCAAGTACCAGTTAAACGACCTTCATTATAATCCCAAACAGATTTAGAATTAAAAGCATTAGATATCAAATAAAAAGAACCCAACAGGGCAGAAAGGCCAGCAATGGCAAACAAAAAAATGGAAAGATTGTCCACTATATTCCGGGTATGTATTGTTGTATATATGGAATAACATCGTTTATTACTTTTTCTGTAATCTCATCAACAATACTAACATCAATATCCATAAAAGGCGGAATGATGCCAATCACTCTAAGGAATCCATCAAGGTATAACCCCAGAGTAGTAAATCCTAAAAGCATACTCACAAGAGTAGCAGTCCAATTATGCTTGGCCATTGAAGCTCTATCAATCTCTCGCGCTTCTTCAATCGCTTCATCCTTTGCTGTTGCAATAAGACGATCTACTTCAGTCTTGCTATAGACGATTTCTTTATCCATATCAAATGGCATTAACGAATCTCAAAATCAAGTTTTTTAACTTTCCGTTTACGTCTTTCTTCTTGCCATTGAAGGTCTTGAGAAGTAAGTCCGTCACGTTTTCCCTTTTCTGTGTTAGAGTTTATCATAACAACCTTACTTAAGTCAACTGCGCTTACACTATCCCCCTTAACAGTCATCATATTGGGACACCCACATGAATGACTTTGAGAAGGATGACTTTTAATCTCCTTATTACAATCTCGACATCTTACTACAAGCATCTCCTTAATCCTTTTCTTTCTTTCCCTACAAAGATTAGTGGGCCTTACACGAAGACGGGTGGTGGTGATGTCTTCGATGCCCAGAACTATTTTACATCAATATCTTCTAAACAAATATATTCTATCTCTTCTTTATCCTCTAATTCAATCCAATCTTCAAACTCTTTATAGATAGCATCTTTAGCTCCTACAGTTTCAGCAGATTCAAGTCGTTCCATTGCCCATTGACGAATTTGTGCTACTGGTTCAATCTCATCCGAAGTAATCTTTTCTAAAGTATCTGGAGAGGATGTTACTATTATAGTACTTTGGTGTGCCATCGTCAAGTTGTTCTGTAAGCACTCCGTGGGCAAAGAGTTGTCTGGTCTCTTCGAAGTTTGTTTTGCCCTTTGTATAATGTAATGATAAGATAGTTCGACTAAAATTTTCTCTCCCCAATCTTCCAATTTCTTCTTTAAGTTCCGGACAAGACCCATAATACTTCTTCCAATCAGATTCAGATTTTACTTTTCGCTTTTTTCCCTTTGGAGTTCTAAACTGCCAGAAATATTTACGACCGATGTATTCCCTGTTGTTCGTGACATTAGTAATACAGTAGACGAAACCGAAGAAATTGTCAATATCAGTAGAAGTAAAAGTTGTATTTTGGTATGTCCAGGGGTTCTCATAACCTCCTTCACCCACTGAGGTCTCTGCGGTGGAGTCCACTTGCCAATCTTTATAGTCATATTCTTATTTAGCTCAAGTAACTCTACTTCATTAGGAAACTCATTCCTCAAAAGTTATCCATCCTGTAACAATGTATTTAAGCCCTTTGTTTGGTGCTCCTCTATGAACATGAGTCCATCCTGCGGGCCAAATAACACACCTACCCCTTTTAGCACGAACTGTAGGGTAATTCATAAACTCTGTG